TCGGTAAAAGAATCATAGACCGAGAGCATTGTGATTTCGCCACTGTTGATTTTCCATTCACCGTCAAGGTACCAAACCCTGTGGTTGTAGGATTCAAACGGCTTCTCACCGTCCTTGACTCGTGCCGTCAATGCTTGGTTTGTGAAGGGAATGTTGCCTTCCCATGTGTGGCCGGTCTTGTTGAGTTCTCTAATGCTCCAAGTGTCGTAGCCTTGAACTTTGACGAGAGGTGTACCAAAGACTCCTGTGAATCCACCGGTCTTAGTATAACCGTGAATGTACTTCGAGTCTTCTTCGCTAACATAGCAGTACGGGAGATACTTCTTGATTATCGTTTCCTGTCGCTTGTCGTTTTCGTCACGATAGCGAACGACCACATCGTTCTTACCTTTCTGCTCAACAATCATTCTTCTTCACTCTCCTTAGTCAGTTCGTAATACTCCCATGAAGTATTGTGCCACCCTGCTTTTGGAGCGAAATCTTCCAACCATTCAATGTAGCCCATCTGTTTGTCAAGTTCATCACGCAACCGCTCGACTTCTGCGAGTAGTAATGGTGCGTCAGCAATAAGGTTGGCTTCGGCTTCGGCGTGTAATTCTATGTGGTATCTGTCTGTATCAAGCATGTATCTGCCCCAATATACCCTTGTGATGTAGGCATATAAAGGTTATTGACGGCGACCACGAGGTCTTGAGGGGATGCCTAATTTGACAAGCCACTGATGAATACTCATCGGAGTAATGTTGAACATAGATGCTATTTCCTTGAGAGTCTTACCTTCATTGACATACTCGTTGTACAACCAATCGTGATTCCTATACAATTTTTCTTTTGGTATTTCGGTTATTTTAATAGAAGCAACAACAGTGCGTCCGTCGATTTCAAATTCATGCTCGACTTGGGAGTTCGGACTGTTTTCGTCACTCTTGCTCATCGCCTCAATAGCACCAAGAATAATTCTTTGTCGCAAGTTGTCGCTTAATGGGTATTCCGCCATGATTCTAAATTAGGTCCGAGGGATATAAAGGTAGTGTGTTGGCATATAAACGCAAATCATTCATCACGCAAGACCCGTTGCGTTCCACAATACCTTCTTTTTCCACTACCGGTACTAATCCGATGATTGGTGGAGGAAGACACAACTACCCGACCACACCCGTTGCATTTACGCAAACACTTTCTTGGGATTAGAACCACTCCCTGTCCGCTTTGTCAAGTCCAATCTCTTCTCGATACGCCAAGATTCGCTTGTGTGCTATCTCGCTGTATTTGTCACTATACTCAAGGAGCAACGCCTTGCGACCATGCTTAATGGATGCGATGGCGGTTGTTCCAGCACCCCCGAAAGGGTCCAACACAGTGCCGTTAGGGGGGCAACCAGCGAGGATGCAAGGCTCAATCAGTTCGACGGGAAACACTGCGAAATGCGCTTCGGGGAATGGCTTGGGGCCGACCCACCAAACACTACGCTTGTTTCTTTTAGCGTAATTCTTTACACGAGCGTCTGCGATTCCTTTCGCCTTGCTTGTGCGGTTGGGGTCGCCTGCGGCCCAATCCTCATCGTCCGCATACTTGAAAGCGGACTTGTTCTTATCCGGCTTGCCAACAGTGTCTTCCTTGATTGCCTCGTTGTCGTAGTAGTAATCTTTACTTTTCGATAAAAGAAACACATACTCATGGTTTTTCGTACAGCGGTCACGAACAGACTCCGGCATACAATTTGGTTTGGCCCAAATAATGTCCTGTCGCAAGTACCAACCGTCAGCACGAAGGGCAAATGCAAGCATCCACGGGATGCCGACCAAATCTTTCTGCTTGAGGTCGCCGGAGGCTTGGTTGCGTTGAGTAGTAGGAAGGCCACGGTCGCCACCTGCGGAGTCCGCAACGCCACTCTTGCGAGAGCCAGCGCAATACGAATCACCGATGTTGAGCCACAGCGTACCTTCGGGTTTGAGCACACGCTTGACTTCACGAAATACTTCCACCATGTTCTTGACATACTGTTCCGGTGTAGGTTCAAGCCCCAATTGACCGAACCATGCGTCACAGTGTTTGCAGAACGCCTGCTCTTGGGGTTCCCAATACGCAGATTTGAGTTGTAGTGAATTATTATTATTGCGGGTATTTTCGCTGGGTCGGGTGTAGCCTTCCCACTCATGGGAAGTGTCACCTTCTCCACGCTCAATACATTCGTGTGGACCCCAAACGATGCCTTTGCCACCGTAGTCACGAAGACCCCAATAGGGCGGAGAAGTCACACACATATCGACGGACTCATCATCCATGTGAGCCATCAGTTCGACGCAGTTGCCGGTTCGTATTTCAAACATTTCCATCCCACCAATAAAGATAGGGCTTGTCGTAAGAGCGTTGAATCAATTTCATACGAGATAACATTCCGAGAATACTACCAACGACTTGATTAGACCACTGTTGGTTGCGAGGGATATATCGTTGTCCCAAATCCCTAACTTCACGCGCAGTCAATGGCCTGCCGTGACTTTGATATTTCAACACGGCAAGTACAGCAATCTTAAGGTAAATCCTCCTACCCTTGAGCCTACCACCTGTGTACTCGTATAACTCATTGACCTGCTCTAATGTTAATGCCTTAAGACTACCATTAAGAGTGTTGATAACAGTTCGTTCAGTCATATTATCACCGGTAAAATGCGACGGCGGTGGGGCGGGTACGGAAGAGAAACACAACACTCCCTCATGCTTTGGAGGTACACTTTTACCCTTTTTCGAGGCGCAAACCCCACCATGTCGTAATCAATAAGTAAGAACTCCCGCTTGGAAAGCAAACATTTCGCTGGCACCCATAATGTTCGGCCAATGAATGTAAAGTCGCATACCTTGCCCGAAGTCACGGAAGTCGTAAATGTAAATGTCGCAAGAGCCGGTCATAGGCTTGAACACTTCGTCAAGACCGCCGTCGAACTGCCACTTCCATGTTTCTTTTGCCTTTGTTTCAAGTGCAACATCTGTCACGGTCTGTCCGAGGTGAAAGTCACCTACTTCGACTTGCAGGTGGTGCGAGTCATATTCGACGCCCAAGGTGTATCGGTTGAGCCGCTGTCCATTCATGGTGTCGCAACGCAAAGCCTCGTACATACTTGTCGAATCTACGGTGTACTTTGCGAGAGGCTGAATCTTTTCGCCGGTACCGGTGATGTAGTACAGACCGTCTATGTGCTACACACGGTTGACGAGTTCAATACCTTTCTTGTGGAACTCATTGATGGTGTCGGGACTGTGAGAGAACGCCTTAGCATCTCCCGATGCGTCAAGCGTGGTTTGTTTTCCCCTACTTTTAATTCGTAGGCGATTCTTTTCATTATCAAAAACGAGTGTCAATGCTTGTCCGTGGTACTTGATGATTCCCAGCATATTGTCGATGCTTTGGATTGGGATATTGAGTACATCTTCACCATTGACTGTACAAGGCATGACAACCTGTGTCAGTCCCGACAAGTCCCTTGTTAGACTGTTGGCGATGGCTTGTCCCAACCTACCATTTACCTTGTCAAGTCCGGTGTGCATACAAGTCAAGAGTAGTGACTCAACCTGTGCCTGTTGCTTTCCGTTGACAGTCTGCTTACGCTTCATAATGGTGAGCAAGCGGGTCAAGTCGGCGTTGGTGATTTCAACGGAGGGTTGTAGAATCATTGCTTCGCCCCCGAAATGTAGTGTGTGAACTTGGAGGCGGGTGCTTCATACTCGTCTTGTAGTTCTTGGACTGCGGCGACAATGTTGCCTACTTCGGGAAGTTCATCAAGCGTGAACTCCAAATCAGCAAGGCGGGTTTCAATCGCTTCGATTCTGTCTTTCAGTGCGATGATAACACCTTGCAACGCTTCAAACAATTCACTGTTCACTTCACTCACCCCATGTGAGCATTGGTAGTCCGAACCATTTTACTTTACCCTTGATAATTTCAAGGATGGTGTGAGTCTGCCCAATGTGTTCCATGTGCTTACCTTTGATTTCCTCAAAGGTAGCCTTGACAACCCAATCTTCATCGTTCTTGAGTGTTGGGTCAGCCTTGACGCCAGCGGCAGTGTCAGCCCGCTTCATGTAGCGGGACAAGAAGATTTGCTGGGAGAACAAGCGCATGGTGCCTTTGTCCCATTCGGGTCGCTCGCCGACCTTCATTAGCACTTTACCACCGGAGCCGTTGTCAACATAGTTCGACACATCTTTGAGATGGAAGGTGAAGAACACACAAGGCACAGCAAGACCGTGAAGCCGAGTCATAACTTGACGGAACAATTGATTGCGGGTACGCCATTCCTTTTGGTTGAAGGAGTCACCTTCTTCTTTGATAACGCCCTTTCGGAGCAGAACATCAGTCATGGCGAACTCACACCACTTCAAGAAAGTCGAACCGCCATCGAATACAATTCCGGCAATATCTTCTCCTTCCTTTGACTTGTCAGCGACAATGTTGACGAAGTAGTTCACTTTGTCAATCAAGTTAGCGTAGTTGACGGTGGCATCCCCGTTGAAGATACTGTCGTCACGCTCGTCAAGAAGTGGCAAGACTGTGATTCCATCGTCGTCACCGTAGGCTTCGTCAATGGTGGCCTTTGCCGAGTTGTCAACATCGAACACATAGATGTGACCCTTTGGGTTCACCTGTCGGCAAATGCTAACTGCTAAACCTGTTTTGGCACAGTTCTCTTTACCGATTAGTGCCATGCGTACAGGCACCGATTGTGCGGTATTGTTCTCAAAAAGACTACGATAGTAGTCCTTGTCAAATCCCGTTTTTGTGACGGTCGCTTCTGTTGTTTTAGTTCCCCAAGACATATTATTTCCTCCTGTTGTAGCCATATAAAGGTTGGCTTTGCCTATTGTTCGCCCACCAAAATGATTCGGTCGGTGAGTAGCATGAGCCGAGCAATTGATGCGGCGGCTTTGATTGAGTTCACAAGCACAAGCGTAGCGTCGTACACATTGCAGGTGTCTTGTGTTTCGATGCTGAACTTCGCCTTGTGAAGATTGGAATAGTAGTGTTTCTGTATGAATAACTTCCTAATATCTGCGAGCGATTGCTCGCTTCCAGCGTTCTTGGTCAACACACGAACCGGCTCAAGGAGAACCTTCTCCCACCGTTCGTTGCGTGGACTTTCGGGCGACTCGGTGACAGTAGTCCGTCGTGCGAGAGTCACACCAGCACCAAGAACAGTACCGCCCTTCATGGCGAGTCGGGTGGCGTTGACAGCATCGTCAACCCTTTCCCTCGTTTCACGAATTTCAGCCTCGCTGAATCCTCCGATGTGAATGTTAGCAATCTTTGAATCCAAACGAGCAATACGGGTAAGTAATTTTTCCTTTACAAAAGAATGGTCAGCCGCTTCTGCCTGTTCTCGCAAACCTGCGATGTGGTCGTTCAGCGTATTTACAATTGAAGAGCCAGCAATAAGAATTGTTTCTGTTTCGCTAATTCTAATTGTGTCAGCAGTTCCGAGCATCCCTTCACCGGCAACAACATCGACAACCGTATGTCCTTCTGCGTCGAAGAATATCTTGCCACCGACAAGGGCTTGAATGTCTTCAAACCAAGTCACCGGACCAGCGTATGGTATCTTGACGGCACAAGCCTTGACAACACCACCAACATGATTGGCGATGAGGTTCGATAGAGCAACACCCTTAATGTCTTGACACACGACGATGAGTGGTCGATTGTTCTCAACAGCAATCTCAAGTGCAGGCATCAAATCTTCAAATTCCTCAATCACTGATTGTGTCAAAAGGAACAACGGGTTGTGGTACTCCACAGTTCGCTTGTTCGTATTGCAGAACATTGGAGAAACGAATGTTGTGGGAACACTTGTTCCGAGGGCTTTCGACCAAATCGTGTGGTCGAGAGAACCGACCTTGAGATTGACAAGTGCGTCGGGACCGAGTTCGGTGAAGATTTCAGCAACGAGTTCACCGAGAGGTTCGTCGTTGTTAGCGGCGACAGAAGCCACGAACTTTAGCCGTTGTTCTAACTCGTCCCACTCATCTTCATCAGTGAGGGAATCAAAGTCAATTTCGTCGCTTTGCCGTTCGATGTATGCAACGGTTTCGTCTGTCAGTTCAGCGATTTCTTGAGCGGCTCGGACTTTGTTGGGATGGTCGGCGTATGCGTTGCAGATGGCACGAGCAAGTAGTGTTGCCGTTGTAGTACCGTCGCCCGATGCTTGTTGAGCCTCAAGTGCGGCCTGTCGGAACAATTGCACTGCGGCTTGTACAGCAGGGTTGGAGGACCAAACGGAGGAAACAATCTTCACGCCGTCGTTCAACACCGTCGCTGGTCGTTCGGGATGCGTGACGAGAACAGTTCTCGCCTGCGGTCCCAGCGTACCTTCCACGGCATCAGCGACAAGATTGATTGCTTCCAAGAGAGATTCTTGTGCTTTTTCACCCGTGACTACATTTGACATTTTCTTTACCCCCAAAGTTATTTGCGACTCAATCCCAGCCGTCTTCGCCATCGTCAGTGTCAGCGAGAGGTGCGATGCGGTTCATGCACCACCAGCCGGAG